ATGGTAAAGTCGCTGTCTTAAGTTTGTATATTCTAAATATAAATTGTCAATGTCCCTCTGAAAATAGGGCTTATTTCCAGAGTTATCAATGACGAATCTATTCTTGTAAGAATCTTTAGCCATAGAAAGGATTGTCCTCCTCTCTAATAATCTTAATGTTGGTATCTAGTAAGCTAGTATATTGAATAGTGTAGGGAATATGTGTTACTTGCTTATACTCAGTAATGTGCTCTGCTGTACCTCTACACCAACTATCACCTACAAAGTCAATCTTAAGGGCTACAGAATCAAAGTTAGGGAAACTAGAGTCTTGTAATAAGATTCTTTCTCCACTATCTCTAATTTCCTCAAACAAGGCTTTAATCTTGTTTAAGTCTGCAATTTCCTCTCGTTCTTTATCATTTAAACTTTTAATGTTATTTAGTTTATATAATAATACGTTATTATTCATCTTTATCAACTTCTTCTTCATTTTCTTCAATACTTGTAAACTCCTCTTTAGTATCCTCAGGTAAAGAGTCATAGTATTCTTTCAACTTAGCATATAGTGGTTCAGCTGTAATATCTAAATGCTCATTATGTAATGGTGCATAATCATGTGGGAATACTGCAATCATTTGACGTAAGAATAACTCTTCTAAGTAAGGATAGCCTTCTTCTGATTCTAGGAATGGTACCCACTCAGAATCTCGTAACTTAATTGTTTCTAAAGACTCATTCATTGGTACATACTCTCTCCAAGCACCACTAGTAATTAAACCGAACTGTGATTTAGATTGAGCACTTGCAATAGAAGACTGGTAGATATTCTCTACAAAGTCCATACCCTTAAATGGATATGAGATTAAGTACGATTCAGCTTGTCGGTTAGCTGGGCTTACTTTAGATTTAATTACTTTAGTTCTAAAGATATAAGAGGTAACTTCCTCTTTTTCCTTACCTGTAATAGGGTCAGTTACTTTAGCCTTGTTTGCTTTACCACGAGCAACCTCTAATCTTAATGTAGCTGAATGCTCTAAAGCATTACCACCACTTGATTTAATTGCATTAGGGTTAAAGCTATTACTCATATCATCACGAGCTTGGTTTAAGATGATAAAAGCAATATTTGTATTTGTTACACGTTGACCAATCTTAGTGAACATAGCTTGAATGGCTTTAGCACGTACACCAATACGGTTAACGTTAGCATCGTCTTCTAACTCGTATTCTACTGGGGTGGCGGCTAGTGAGTCCCAAATCAGCAATAATGGAGTATCTGTCTTCTCAAATACGTCAATAATTGCTTCAATCTGCTTAGTCAAGCCTTCTACTGTTAGTCGTTCACCTTCATTAGGCTGTACTAAGTAAATCTTATTAGGGTCTGCTCCTTGCTTAACCATGTTCTCTGTACTTGCTGTTGCCTCTACATCAATCCATACTACGTTACCATTAAACTTCTGTACTTGTTTTGTTAGGGCTACTGCTAAACTTGACTTACCTGAGGCATTCTTACCATAAATCTCAGTAATACGTCCATAAGGAAAGCCACCAGCCAGTACATAGTCAATCTGAGGGATACCCGTAGGTAACCAGTCGGTAATGTCACTAGCGGTTGTAGCATCCGTCATAAGGGTTAATCCAGCCTCTTGAGCTAAATCAATAATAGTATTTCCTTTTTCAGTTTGTCGTTTTCTAGCCAATATTGTTTCCTCCTACTTAAATACAATTAGTTCATTTGGGTTAAAATCTTCATTTCTTTCTGCATTATAGTAACCATGTGTGTAAATCTTATACTTACGTTTCTTTAGTTCTTTCCATGTAAGCATCTCACCACTTTTACCAATAAGAATACAGTTATGTTGTTTATCAAAGTCTAGGTAAGCATATCCTAAGTACTTATCTTTACTATCATGTATCTCAATTAAATCGTCTCTGAATAATCCAAACTCTAGTTCATTATCATCAACGTAATCAAAATCTTTCTTTGCCACCTTATCACCTCTTTAAAAAATATAAGAGAGGGAAACCCCCCTCTAGTTATATTATTGACCTGTCATTTGACGTAGTAATTCTTCAATATCAGGTGATTGTACCATTTCAGGTTCAGGTACTGCACTACCATTATTTGCTGGTTGTTGTGGTGCCTGAGGCGCTTGTGGTGCTTGTGGTTGTGTATTAGGCTCTTCCCCATATGTAAATGGTAAGTCAGTTGCATTAGACTGTGGTTGAGCTGGTTGACTAGTTGTAGCAAACGGGTCTTGGTTACCGAACGGGTCTGCTGGTGCTTGTTGTACAGGCGGTTGTACTGGTGCTTGTGTCTGTACTGGTTGTTGTGGTGCCTGTTGTTGACCTGGGTTAAAGAAATTATTAGTTGCTTGCTCATTCACAGGATTTGCTTTTTGTGCTCCTCCTACTGTACCACCCATATCAATGTGTGGTAAGCCAATCTTATCATTCCAACGGTTTACAAAACTTTGGAAGTACTCAGGGTTTGACTCAGATACTGGTGTTGATTGGTAATCTAAGTCAGGTGCTACTGCATCCCATCCTTGTGGTAATTGCCCTAATTGGAAGTTTTGGTAAATGTTAACTGAGTATTGTACTACACCTTCACCAGTTGAACGTCCAATCTTAACTGGGTAAGCATTGCTCTCACTTGCAAATGACTCTTCACCAGTACCTTGTGGTTTGTTCATAGGGTCACCTAATTGTTTAGCTAATTGAGCAAAAGCTGTTGCTGGAATTTGTAACATTTGTACAAAAGGTCGTCCTTGGTCGTCTGTCTTATGTGTAATTTGTCCATCAGGTGTTGATTCTAATGGTAATACGTTTAAGTAGTATACAAGTTGTGGACGAACCATTGGACCAAAAGCTCCAGGAACTTTTTTACCATCGGGGTCTTGTTGTAACCATGTGCTAAATACTTCTAACTCTTTAGAATCATCAACACCATCTTCTAAGTTCCAAACAAAGTCAATTGACATTGGGTTACCTTTAGTTGATTCTGTACGCAATGATGCTTTCTTAACTGGTCGACCAAGCTCTTTACCCGCTACACCAGGTAAGATACGTACAAGTACCTCAGGTTGTTTCTTAGAAATAAATAATCGTGGATTTTCTAATGCCTCAAGTGGGTTGAATGAATCTGCATTATTGCCTCGTGAACCTGTTTCAGCTTTGCTTTGTAATTGTTTTAATACGTCTTGGAATCCCATGTGTAATTCTCTCCTCTTTTTAATTTAATATTATTTTTATTGTCAGTTAATTTAATATGCTTGTTTATTTATTGTTGTTTCACATACTTGTTTCCCCCTCACCTATATTGTACCATACTAAGTTCGGTTTGTCAAACATTATTTTAGGAAATTAAATATTTTTTATTGCCTTCTCGTATTCTTTATTTAAAGTTTCTTCTTTCTTCATCTGTACGAGCATATCCTTACGTTGTTCCCACGCTCTTACAGCATACTTTAGTTGTTCCTCTACTGACTGTAGTTCAGCAAGCTGATTATAAGCGTTAAAGTGCTCTTCTCGGCTATTTACCTCAGCATCAATCTGACTCTGTGTAGGCTTAGCAGTACCATTTTCAATCAGTTCTAACCTACATAATTTATATAGGTAAGCATCTACTCGTTCACATTCAATTTTCTTAGAATCAACTTGTTGTTTTACTCTTGCATACATACTAGACCAAAATACATAGTTAGCTGACTGATTTTGAATGTCACCAATTAAATTAAACTCATTAATACTTAACTCATCTCTAAGGTTGTACTCTTGTTTATTACCACTATAATCGAATACAGTAATTGTATCGAAAGTTAAATTAGGTAATTTAATACTTGTCATTAACTGACCTCCTCTATCTCCTTTATCTCCTTTAACACATTCTTATAGTAACTTTCTTTCTCTTTAAGCTTACCCCATTCAAGTTTCATGTACTCTTTGGGGCTTATACCTATTTTAACACAAATTTCTTCAATTGTCAAGCCTTTACTCTTTCTAAGAGCAATTAATTTTTGTCCAAGTTCTTCTAAGTTCATAATCCTACTCCATTACTCTGTATGCTTCAATACTGTTCTCTACAGCTTGAATACCTGCCTTCATCTGTTCTTTACTAATTCTATCGTCTGCCTCATAGTCAGCAAACTTAGCCTTGTCTTTCTCAAACTTAATGTAACCTTTTAAGCTCTTGAATGTCTTAATAGACTCTAAGTCAAATCCTACAGCATCTTTATAGTTCCAACCAATCTCTACGTCAGCTTCAATTGGGTAAGTAATCTCTTTACCATTAAGGTTATACTTGGTCCATTCAATTGGTAAGTTCTCCATAATGTATTTCATTACTTTTGCCATTTCTTCATACTCTTCTTGAGGTGTATCTAATACAATACTATCGTGTACTGTCATAATTAATTTAGATTTTAGGTTACGTAAATCAATGTAATCCTGAATAAGAATAACAGAAAGGTTTGTAAAGTATGCACCTGTACCTTGTATCGTTGTGTTTACTGTCTTTCTAAGGGCATCTGCCTCTGTTCGCTTATTCCAAATCTCATTAAGGTTACGTCTGTTTCCTTGTAACGTTTCTACATACCCATCTCTTTTAGCCTTAGCGTGAGTAGTCTCAATAAAATCTCGTACTTTTGGCTTACTTTCATAGTATTTATCTACAAGTTGCTCGCCCTCTTCTGCGGAAATACCTAGGTCTACTGCTAAGGAACTTGCTCCCTTACCATAAATTAACAATTATACCCTCGGTTTCCCGATATTTATTAGGGGTTTAGACTATATCTTATTGCATAACATTACTTATACAATCTCTACTTTTCTTCCCTTATAGGGCTTTACTCTACTCAGTTATATTGTATAAACCTTTTAAATCTATACTCACTTTTCGATAGTCGTTCGGCATTTATCTAATTATTCAAGAGGTAAAGTATACCAGTTTACTTTCCACCCTCTTATATTGTTTTTTCTTCCTCTTGTAACTATACCACTTATAGTTCCTGAAGGCAAGTCATCTGCAATCATTTTCTCTAAGTCAGCTTGCTTAAATGACTTAATTACTTTACCTGATTTACTTGCTTCATAAACTAATGGTGGGTTAGGTTTTTCGTCAGCATAATAGAAGTACCAATCAAAGTGATAAGGTTGTTCACCTTTACATGTTCTCATTATTGATATTCTATTTAAACTTTCATGCTCTTTGGCGAACTCTGTAAGGTTAGAAAACTCTTCAACTTCACCATGTATGTTTATTCCCACTATATCTCTCTGATAAGAGGGCTTCACTTTAAGGTTCTCCTCAGGGGTTACCCACATACATGTTTCTTTTGAGTATAATTTATTTCCTTTATACTTAAGGTCTTTATCTAGTTGGAGGTTTCCTTTCATAAACTCATCTTCGTCCCAGCCATCTATAGAGTCAAAATCTTCTAAGAATCCTTTAAGTCTATGCCACTTAGGGTCTACTTTTACACCCCTAGCTCCATAATTTTTATACTTAGAACAATTTTCATCATAGCAGAACTGCATTAGTCTGTTCTTTATATTTTGTAGTTTCTTACGCTGAGTCCCTGTAATTTCAGGTCTAGCCATTGCTTTTTTATGTACCATAATTTTGTACTGGTATTATCTTGAATATTAGAATTTAGCACGGGATTACCTCTATCCTTATACATTAGGAATTAGGCTCTCTTACTAGTATATTTTATTTATGTATATTATTTTACTTTACCCGTTTAGTAGAGTTTTAATTCAGCATAATTATTTACCGAATGTGATTGCCTTAGCACTCTGTCTTTTTACTTTATCTACATCATCATAAGGAATATCAAACATAATTGAAGCTGTTTCCGTATGGGTATCTTTACCGTCAATAAATCCTTGTGTAATCTCATCATCTTTAGCGACTAAACCTAAAATATGAGATTCTAGGGAGCTATAGTCCGCCTGAACAATTACACCATTCTCAAATCTTGAGTTAATTGCTCTCTTGAAT